TACTCGTCCTGTGCTGGTATTAAACACAGCATTGCTAATGGTGTAAACAGCTTCTGTTACAACAAGTCCTTGCCACGTTGCAGGTGCTTGAACATTATTTCCCAGTGTGGCTGTAAACGATCCGGTTGTACTGGCAATAGCAAGAGTGGTATTTGAAGTTAGCGCATAATCAGTATTGGCATAATCAAGCGATCCCACTTGCAATGAATCAATCACTGCATCTCGAAAGAAAAACGTGCCACGCCACGGGCTTTGACTAATGCGATTCAGCGGACGAATAATGGTACGTCTAAAGTCGTCGCCCGATATAGTCACGTTGGCAGGAATCTTAATAGGTAAATCTTCGTAGTAAACACCGCTTTCAACAAAGATTGTTATATTGATATTTGCAACTGTTTCACCATATTCTAATTCTTCGCCCTCTTGAAAAAAGCCAGGCTGAGTCAAATTCATAGTAATGGTGTCGTAAGGAGTTCCACCATTTTCATTGCCAGACGAGTAGGATATAATTCTACCAAAAGCGTTTGATGTAGTGCCTGCCAAAATCTTATCAGGAATAATGTGTACAATACCAGGAGTACCTTGATCGACATATCCTTGACCACCATTTGTGAATGTTATAGAGTAATAGCCAGTACCATAAGTGCTGGTGTTAATGGGCGGCGCAACACCTAGGCCGTTAACAATGATACTTCTTATGATATTAAATTTACTGGTAAAATCGTTAATGGCTGTGGTAGTGGGAGCATAACTGGTACTTAGTGTGACGTTGGTCTGCTGTGTAACCAATGATTGGTAACGAGCAGTGCTGGTGTTTTGATTTAGAACTTCGTATATCAATCCAGTGTTGCTACCACTGCCGTTGCCAAATGCAAAAGTAAGACCGTCAACGGTTTCGGTCAGCTGAGTTGTAATAGCTAGTCTAGCACTGGCACTTCTGTAATAACTCTTACCAGCATTGATACTTTGATAAGTTCCGTTCACTCTCAAGTCAATGCTGATTGCATCAACAATTAATCCAATATCTCTGTAGCAAATAGATTCGTCATAGTTGAAACCACCTGTGTATGTGACAGCAAGATATTTTGTTGTGGCCAATGCAATGCTGGTGGCATTTGTATTGATAATAGATCGTGTGTTAACATACGTTGCAGAATACGGAGATGGCACAGTAATTACAGGGTACGCAATCGAGTATGTGACTTCGATTACAGTTGCTCCTGATGTGGTAAATGTATTGATAGAAGACACAGTGCCGTTAACGGTAATTAAAAAATTATCTGCTCCTATAATAATGGCAGCTTCAGTGAATAAGTTTCCAGTAGTAAAATAATTTGTAGGCTGAGTTCCGGTATTGACTCCTGTGGCTGCGGCCCAGCCTGTGAATTGTACTTGGGTAGTTATTTTTCCAACGCCAGAAACAAATCCAACTGTGCTGGTGTTGCTGTTGGAAAATACCACATATGTTGCACCAATGCCTGTGACTGAAACACTGCTTCCGTTGGCAGTGTTGTAAACACTTGGCGTTAACCCTTTTACAGTGATGGATTGACCAATGGTGTACGGTGCAGATCCTTGGTCAGCAAATGTTAATTTTACATAACTGCCAGATCCAGAGCCGTTGCTGTCAACACCAGTGGTGATACCAGTGATTGCAATGTAATTGCCTAGGCTTGGGTTTGTAACTGGACTATTACCAATGATGTTTGAATTGATTATGCCCTGTAGGTATGTTAGTGCTGCAACATGGATACTCTTAAGACCAGCTCCAACTGCATTTGCAGATTGTATAAATGATTGAGCAGACGTCACGACAGCATTGTTTCCACCATAGGTCAAGTTGTACACCATAGCTTCAATCAAATATCTCACAGCTCTGCGTGTACCAGCAATATCTATAGTAGTTGAGGGGTAGTTTACCGCAATCCACGAAGTAAATTCTTTTTCTAAGAATGGTATGTTTGCCAACAATGTGTATTGGGCTTGTTGATTAGCACTGGCCAATCCACTTGGGCTCACATAGGCCGGAGTAGTTCTGCTGGCAATGCCAGATGACAACAGTGATTTAATACCGTTAAACAAACTGGTGATATTGATATTTGTAACTGTGGTGTTATCACTGATAATATAATTAACAGAGCTGATATAATCTGTAGCACCAACAACCAATCCAGTGGTCATTGACACTGCTCCTACAGACTGTTGAACGCCACTAACCAACCAAGATGTCACAGCACCGCTGACAATTTTGGTATTTGATCTGACTCCTGTGCCTGTCACAGTATCACCAACGCCAAATGTTCCTGAAATAGCACTGGATATAGTCAATGTGTTTACAGCAATAGATCCAGTAAACGTAATGCCTGTTTTTTGTAGTTGAATTGCAGATCGAATATTTTGTAACACAAGGCCGGCATTTGCCACAGTTGGTAATGTCACAGCTGCTGTGGAACCATTGATATATCCAACTATTGTTGCAATGTTAGCTGCAACCGATGATGAAATTGTAACAGCTGATGTGTTAATAAATCCACTGGCTCCGCCCGTGAGTGTTGAATTAGTGTACTGCACAACACTGGTTTGATACAATAAAGTAGCACCCGTGCCCAGTTTTGTGTTGGTAAGGATATTTTGAGCAATAGTGTTTAGATAATTGACAGCGTTTGCACCCACTGCTTGCTGTCCAGAACCCAAGTTTAAAGTACCATTGTAATTGTACTTTATACCAGCGTAAATACTTTGACTATTGCCCCCGTACATCAAATCATACACAAGACTCTGCACAATGTGTTCGATATCCCTTTGAGACGAAACTGTGTCGTACACAATGCCAGGATATGTTGCTTTGATATATGCTGTTAGTTCAGTTTGTATGAATGGTATATTTGAAATTAATAAATTTTCAGCACTCTGCTGTCCTGCGGTAGTGGTGCTCAGTGCAGGAAACTCTGGCACAGGAAGTCTTCCTGATTCAATTATTCCATTAATAACAGCAATGGTATCTGTGATAAATGTAACCACAACAGGAGCAACTGTGAGAACATTATTCCAACTGGCATCGCTGATAATAACTGATCCCAAGTTAGTTAATGCATCTGTGATTTCTGCAACACTCAATCCAGTGCCTGCTGAATTGAATGCCAACGCTGCTTGAATACTTTGATAGTTTGATTGAAACACTATATCATAACACAGTGCATCTATCACAGTGGTGATATATGTTTGTGTATTTGGTATGTTGTATGCAAAATCCAGCACTGTGGTCTTTAGATAGTCAACAGCGTCCAGTAATTGTAGACGATAATTTGACGAAACATCTACATTGTTGGCATTCAACAGCAAACTTGCTTGTGTTGTTGAATTGTAGTTGGCTAGTGTGCCAGAACCGTTTGTGAACACCAAGTCGTTGCCCACACCAGTTAATATATCAGTAAGAAAACTTGCCCAGCGTGTTTGGTCAAATTCAAATTGATCCACATACTTTTTATTCAAATAAGCAATAGTCTCAGCTTGAATAAAGGCCTTGTTTGCCAAAAACAAGTTAGTGGTGTCCATATAGCCTTGTATACCACTATTTCCGCCAATCAATGTCACACTGTTAACAACACTTTTATATTGTGTTGGGCCAATAGTGTATGCAATTGTTTGTCTATACGGTCCGGGTTCAAGACTTGCCAAGTTAATTAAACTATCAGCGGCCAGCGCGGCAGCGCCAACTGTTTTATAAGCATATTGCCAAGCACGACCTTCTCGACCAATTGGTGTATTTGATTGTGTATCATCGCCTTTGGTTGCGCTTACATGTAAATTAACACCGCTATAATATGTATTGTTATCAACATAATATTTCGTTGCAGCTTGTAAATCAGTACTGTCTTTGACAACTCCTGCTCCTGCTAATGGCGCTGGATGATCGCTCAATGTGAGAGAGCCAGTCATGGTGTCGCCATTGCGCCTCACAGTGTGTTTACGTTGCATAGCCTCTGTAGCAACATAATTTCCTTGCAATGTGGCATCATAGTCTGGGTCACTGGATTGCGGTAGTGTTGGTTCGTCTCTTACTCTCAGTGCTCCGCTAACACCCCCGGTCACGCTGTCAATGGCTAGATAATGGTCGTTAGCATAGCCCACAGTCACCGCCAGTTGTGCCAATGTGGTTGTGAGACTTGGGTTTACTGCACCGTAATATGCATTAAATTCAGCAACCGCAGCCTCGCTGGGATCTCGAAGACGACCTATGGTACGACTTGCAGCGTTCAAGTTGTTGCCAAGTGTGGGTGCAGCATCATCACTTAATTTTCCAGCAGTTGATGCAATTTCCAGACGGCTGTTGTTTGTGGTATTAAACAATATGTTGGTTCCAGCAACCAGTGTTCTTGCAGTTAATCCGCTTCCACTGGTATTGGCCATGATAATTTGGTTGGCACTGTATGATGTGCTGGACAATGCTCCCACAGATGTAGTAGCCCCAATGGTGTTATTGGCAACTGTGACTGATGTTGATGATGCAGCTGTGACTAAGAAAGTACCATTGTAACCAGCAGGCGCACAATTGTTGATAATGATATTCTGACCCACAGTAAACGGGCTCAATAATATGTTTGGATTACTAAATGTTAGTGTAACTCTACCCAAACTAGGATTACCTGCGGCCACGTTTGTTATGGCAAACGATTGAGTACCTGGAGCATCTGCAAGACTACCAAAAGTTATCTGGCCCCCTTGGCCAAACACAGCATACATCTCAGTAAAGTTGCTGTTGATTTTTGTAAAACTTTCGCGAATACTGTCGCCGGTGCCGTCGTTGCCTTGCACACCTACGTTAACAATTTGTTGTGTCATTTATTAAACTCCGAAGCTGGAACCGCAACCGCATGTTGATTTTGCGTTGGGATTTGTTATACTGAATGTGCTGCCTTGTAGATCTTCTTTGTAATCTATTTCTGCGCCTGTGAGATACTGCATGCTCATTGCATCTACTAATACCTTAACATCGTTGGTTAGTGGGACTTCAAAATCGTCTTCGTTGACTATTTCGTCAAATGTGAATCCATAACTGAATCCGCTACAGCCGCCACCTTGGACAAATGTACGTAAAGATAAGTTTGGATTGTTTTCTTCTAGTAGAAGATCTAGTATTTTTAGTTTGGCAGAATTGGAAATAGTAAGCATAGTGTTCCTTGATATAGTATTTATCAAAGGTTTTTATAACCTTAATGTAAATACATGATGTTCATTGGTACAGAATTTCGTCAAACACAATATGTTCGCAGCAGCAATCGCGGCAAACACCACACCTATGTTAGAAACAAAACTGTGGTAGTTTTGAAGTGTGATGCGTGTAATACTATTTTTACAAGAGACAAGGGCAACATGGACCCAAACAGATTATCAAACAATTTCTATCATGTTTGTGAGCACTGTGATGCCAAGAAGTTTGCTCAATTAAAAGGCGTTGAAAGCAGGAATGTGTGGAGTATGCCCGCCAGTAGCCTCAAGACACTAGACCAACTCTAGCACTGATAACGTTCCAATTCATTATTTTCCACTGATTGCTGAGATATGATTTTTTGTCTGCTTGATAATCTAAAGCAAACGCATGTTCCCACCAATCAATCAACACTATGATATCCATCCTGATTTCGTGATTTTTAATAGTTTTGATAGAGCCATCACGTGCCAAGTATGCCCACCCACTACCCTGTATCTTCATGGCTGTTTTTTCAAATTCTTCTTTGAATTTGTCAAATGCTTTAAAGTGTTTGGTAATAAACTCACCAGCTGATCCACTGGGTTCATTTGATGCTGTGGGTTTTTGAAACTGAGTAAAGTACAAGTCGTGTAAAAATGCTCCTGCTTCATTGAAGTCAGCATCACCTTCTCCGTCGTTGAACCGAGTCACATATGCCTTGTATAACTTGCCATAGTGATACTTGATGGTGTCTTCACTTTTACTGGGCTCCAAGTCATCTTTGGCATAGGGTAACTTGGTTTGGACCAATGTCTTGGGTGTTTTACCCTCGTTCATGGTGATATGTCGTATAAAATTGTACATAACCATATTTAGCGATATAAATACTCTGGAGGATAATATACCATGTTAAACGCAATTAAAAAATTATTTGGAATCAACCCATCAGATGCTGCTGTACCAGTAGAGCCAGCAGCTCCTTACAAGATCGATCCATTACCTGCGGGTACTGAAGCAGCCATTATAACTACCCCTAATACTGTGGTAGTTGTAGCAGATGCTGTTGTACCAGCTGAGGTTGTTAAAGCAGCGCCTGCTAAACGCGGTCCAGCTAAGCCAAAAGCAGTTAAACCAGCTGTTGTAAAAGCACCAGCGGCTCCTAAAAAACCACGTGCTACTAAATCAGTTTAAGTTCTACAGCCCGGTTGTACACTTGGGCACTGGATAAATTCTTGCCCTTGCTTTCGCACATGATGTCAAAGTGTTCCCAGAAGCTGAGAGCCCAGTCAGTCACAGGTTGATTCCAATACCAGTCACTGTGTGCCCGCATCTTTTGTTTTTTGTAGCCTGCAGCCAGCAGTGCCGCATGGTCTGGTAACACATCAACGGGATGATCAATCAGCACATCTTCTCTACTCACACTGTAATGGCACACTGGCCTTACACCGCGCCACGAATCAATAATACGTTTGACTCTATCGTCTGTGGGGTGAATATATTCCCCAGTGCGAATCCAGTGATGGTGAATATCCAACACTAGCGCACAATGATCCACTAGCTCAATGCTGCTATCCACACCCCAACAATTTTCATCATTCTCGATGGTAATACAATTACGAGCTTCTGGACTCAGTTTGGTTAGCGTTTCTTTGATTCCTTCTGGACCACGCTTGCCTGAGATATGCACATTGATCTTCATGTCTTGGAATGTTTTGCCAAATCCCATCCAACGGGCCATGTCAGCATGATATTCAAATTCTTCAATGCTACGTTCCACAATGCCGGGATTTTCACTGGCCAACACACAGAACTGTCCAGGATGAAAACTGATACGCACATCATGTTTGCGAGCAGCTTCGCCCACTGGGGCAAATATCCGTTCGCAATGCCGTTGTTGGTCTGGCTGTTGCCACCATGTAATCCAATCTTTTTCTGTGTATCCACTCAGCATTTCTGATCCAATACGCATCATTCTGCGTTCAGCAGGCAACTGTGCCACACGTTCAATCATCTTCACAGCGGCGCTGGTGTTGTGATTCATCAGGTCATATTGACGCTGTTCAGATTCCAGCGGATGTTCACGAAGCCACCGCATGGTGGTACTGCGACCATTCAGCACCCTGTTGTCGGCATTTACTTTCATACCTCGTACTTCGGAGGCATCATCTAGCCATTTACAAGCGTAACCAATTCGTTTCATAATACACAATCAATAAAAATGGACATGTTATATTATAACACCATGTCCATCCACAGTCAACTTGTTGTTCACCAATGTCTAATCACGTTTGCAATAATAAAACAACAGGTAACACTGTGAAGTAACACCCAAAAAGTTTTAAGGAATAATGCAATCCTTGCTTCTCTCAAAGTAAGAATTGGCACGTCTGGTCGATCACTGTCCGAGCTTCCCATCAAATGACCAGTTGCTCTGGCCCAAACTCGTTCTAAACTATTCAACTTAGCAAATCCTCATTCCACTCTCTGTGTCCTTCACGGAATGCCATATTGGCCTGTGTCTCACGTACTTCTACCTTGTAACACCAAAGACGAGCTGCTTCTCCTGGTCCCCACATTTCTGGAATGTAAACACCATTCACATACTTGTACAGCATGTCGCTGAGTCCTTCACAACCCAAACGTGGCAGTATTACTACCTTGGCCATTTTCTTTTCTTGTAGCAGTTTATATGTGGCCATTTCTGGATCATCTTCTGCCACAATAAGTGTGTGGTCAAATTGATCTTCCAGTGTCTTTTTGAGTTCTTTTAGGCCACCATAATCAGCAGCCCAATTACGAACATCTAAGTCGTTTGTTCCAAAATAGAACTTCATGCTGAAGCTGTAGCCATGAATTAGATTACAGTGGCTATCACTACGCCATTGTCTGTAAGCACATGGAAATGCGTCCACGTATTCTTTTGTGCTTTGATACTTGTATACTACTGGTTGTAAATTTGCCATTGTTATCTCCTAAGATTAAGCAATGGCATGCAGAGTTTATATTGCGGGATGAATGCCTAAGTCCGCATAAGTTAATTGTATAGATTTATTTAGACAAAGTCAATGTTATTGGCTACCAATCCGACCAAACCCTGCCCATTGTCCTGGTGTGCCTTCTGTCACGCACACCCATCCGATATAACTGTCTGTACCTGGATTTGTATTCCAGCAAATGTCACCCTTGTTGAAATAATGATGAGCCTCAGTGGGCGCACTGTGTCCTGAAGTAAATCGTTTACCTCCAATGCTGACATCACCGTTTACACTGAATTGTAAACTTGGATCTGGATTATTGATGTTCACACTCAGCGGACCAAAAACTTTTACAGGTTTTGATTGTGCCAGTTTTGTTCCTATTGTAATTTGTGTTGAATCTCCAAATAAGATTGGAACCTCACCAACTCCAATAGTCATCTCTGTTGAGTTGTATAATCCGTTTGGCATCAAACGAGTAGTGCCAACTTGAACGCCAGCCGTAAAAGATCCACGCTCCGCATCAAGCGAATTGGTTATGGTATTACCTGAAACTGTTACATTATCTAATACACCCACTGATGTTAAACTACTATGTGTTACAGATGCACCTAGTGTGTTTTCACTCAGCGCAAGAGCATTATTGATATAATAAGATTTACCAGAGCCAAGGTCAATGTTTTCACTGGACCACAATCGAGTTGGCCCGCTCATCATTACAAGTTGTGCAGAAAATGTTGGGTCTGTCCAAGCCAACCCCAAACCAAACGCACTCGTGTCTCTAGTACCCGAGAACTGTAGCGGATGTGTTCTATCAATTCTGTTGTCTGTCACAACACTTCCGGCATTGATGACACCATACACATTCAACACGCCGCCGCCGTGTACCGGATCTCCAACGTTGACTTCCCCACTGTTTTTAATAGTGACACGGGGAATGTTGTCTGTGGTAATGGTTAAGTCATGGCAACTGACAGTTCCAAAACTACCAACGCCAATGCTAGGACTACCAATGCCAAGTTCAACGTTATTTTCAATAATGGTAATAGCTGAGCTGGGATCTTCTGTACCTATTCCTAACTTATTGAAATTGGTGTTAAAAAATGCAAATTCACCAATGCTTACATCACCGGAAACATTTAGTTTTGACAGTGTACCCACGCTGGTTAAACGACTGCTGGTGATGCCGCCGCCCAATGCTGTTGCACTGATTACTGGAATATTATCAATGCTATAAGTGGAATTTGCAGAAATATCCAGATTGGCATTTGTCCATAGACGGTTTCCTAACCGGTACGCCAGTTGTGTTTGTCCAACACCGTGAGTCCAGCTGAAACCCTTTCCGTTTAATTCGCTTTCGGTGTTGTAAATCCAATCACCAACACTGGCTAGATTGCCGTTATCTGTAACTAAATTCTTAACATTGATAGTTTCAGCTTCAATAGTTCCAGCAACTGATAAGTTCTGGTTTATGCGAACATTGCCTGCAACGTTGATTGCGCCGGCATGTTGTACATCTCCGCGGGTGTTTAACAGCGTTAAATCTGCTATTGCAACGGTTGTATCTTGGATATCAAATAGTTTAGACATAGATAAAGTACTCTCTTTGGAGTATTTATCCATGTTTTGATTGCTTACTGTACTTTAAGTAGGATTGTGTCTTCACCAATACGCCCATTCATCTTGGTGTCTGTGGCATTGATATCCTCTAAGAACTTGCGTAGAGCAATCTTGCCTGCTGACTTGAACTCTTTGAGTTTGTCTTCTGGCTTGCGAATAGTCTTTTGCACACTTTTAAACTCGTCAAAGTTGGTAATTGTGGTGCCTTTGACATTCAGCGTGTTGAACTCACTGGCCACGTACTTGCCCAACTTGCGGGTTTTGGTGTTGAAAATCCACAATTCTCCAGCACCAATGATATCAGTGGGGTTAATACTCACAAGTTTTAGAGGCTCGTTGGTTTTCATAAACTTGAGTTTGGCCACAAGTTTTTCCTTGCTCACAGCTTTGGTCTTACGTGGAGCACGATTAACTTTGGCTTCTTGAGCCAGCATGTCGCAAGCCATTGCAATTTCTTGATAGAACACAATCATATTTTTAACTTGCTTACGGCTGCGGTGACTGTAGCCTTCTCGCAATTGATCGTCAGCTTTGCCACTAGCAAGTTCCAACAGCTCATTCAAATCACGCTCGTAAAAACCTTTGATAATACGTGCATGAGCAGCTTTAACTTCTTTGCCTTTCAGCAAGTTCAGCATCTTAAATGCTTTTGGATCAAAGTTTTCTGGATCAGTTTGAAAACTTTCAATAGCGTCTTCAATTTCCTCAGTCATACGCATTGCACTTTCGCGCACACGCTCTTGAATAGTTGGCTGAACCGCTGTACTTTTAACTTCCACAACCGCAGCTTCGTCTATGTCGTCTTTGCCTTGCTCAACAATTTGAACAATTTCATTACGCAACCAAGCAGTGGTATCACGGCCCTTGTTAAAATCTTCACGCACAGCTGGCATACCACGCAGCAAACAACTTGCAATGGCACCCATGGTGATGTTGGTACGATTATCTTTGGTACGTTTGTAAGCAGCAATGTCTTCTTTGGTGCAACCAATATTAGTCATCCACTTGACAACTGCTGGCTTCAAATCCTTACCGCTGAACTCCATGCGGTAGTAGCTCATGGCACTGTGAAAGTGACGCAAGAATTGGTCAGTGTTCATATCTTCGCAAGTGTCCCATTTCGGACTGTAGTCCTTTTTGGCATTCTCGCGAACAGTCACACTGGTGACTTTTTTTGCTTTGGGTTTGATCTTTACGCCTGCTACTGTAGCCATTTTCTGCTCCTAGTTTGTTAAACAATAATGTATTATAGCACCTATTTACATTCAAGTCAAATATTTTTGGATAACCAAAATACTGATTAAATACTACTATAATTTAAGGAACGTGATGAAGAAAGTTCTCATAACAGGATTGTCAGGATTCATTGGCGGATATCTCCAAAATCGTTTAGCAAACCAATATCAAATTTTTGATTTGGCATGTGACTTGTTGGACAAGGAAGCAATTGACAATCGATTAGCCGAAGTTGATCCAGAGTTCATCATCCATTTGGCTGCACGAACTGAAGTGGAAAAGAGCTTTTATGAGCAAACAACTTTTAGCCAAATCAATTATGTTGGCACTGTGAACATGATTGAATCAGCTAGGCATTTGAAAAATCTCAAACTGTTTGTGTTTAGCAGCACAATGGAAACTTACGGTTGGCAACCTGAAAGCGATTTGATTCGCGACGGTAAACCGTTTACTTTGCCAGTGTTTGATGAGTCAACCAAACAATATCCCAATGCACCCTATGCTGTGGCCAAAGTTGGTTGCGAACTTTATTTAGAATATGCACACCGATCGTTTGATTTTCCATTCTGTGCATTTAGACAAACCAACACATATGGCAGACATGACAATGACTTCTTTGTGGTGGAACAAATTATTACACAGATGTTAGCCAACCCAGATGAAATTAATTTAGGCTACGGTAAGCCTTACAGAAACTTCTTATGGATTGATGATTTAATTGAATTGTATGCTACTGTGTTAGAAAAATCAGAACAAGCTAACGGAGAAATTTTCTGTGTTGGCCCTGATAATGCACTTACTATTGAAAGTTTAGTTGAAAAGATAGCCACCAAGATGAACTGGGAAGGCAAAGTCAATTGGAATACAAAACCTAAACGTGATGGCGAGATCTATGTTCTAAACTCCACGGCAGCAAAAGCAGAACGCCTACTAGGATGGAAACCAACAGTTGATTTAGATACAGGTCTAGATAGAACTATAGAGCTCTGGAAAAGCAAGAAAAATGAATCTAATTAATCTTAATAATTTAACATCTGCATTTGCAAACTATAAATCTAGTCCGTTTGATCATTGCGTTATTGATAACTTTTTATCAAACCCAGAAGTAATTGAGTCTGAATTTTTAGATTATAGTTCGCCTCATTGGTTAGAGTACAACAATCTTGTACAGCACAAAAAACTTAATTGTGATTGGTTTCTATTTCCTAAAAATACATATCAGTTGATTGCATATTTAAATTCTTCTGAATTTGTAGATATGCTTTCTAAGTTTGTAGGTTGTAAACTATATAGTGATCCAGGATTACAAGCAGGTGGCTGGCATATGCATGGCACCGGTGGTTCCCTTAATCCACATCTCGATTACTCTATACATCCAAAACTACCTTTACAACGTAAACTTAATCTTATAATTTATCTTAGTAGCGATTTTAAAGAAGAACACGGTGGCCACTTTGGTCTATGGACTGGTACCGATACTCCTGATACACTAGTTAAAGAAGTGTCACCATCATTCAACCGTGCTATTATTTTTGATACTACACAGAATTCGTGGCACGGTCTTAGTCGTGTCTGCAATACTCCAGAAGGTGTATATAGGAAAAGCATAGCAATTTATTACTTAACAGACCTTCAAGAGGACACAGATACTCGATCCCGTGCTCTATTTGGGTTAGTCGGCAATCAGCAAGCAATGGCAGATGAAGTAAATTCTTGCCCGCATTTAATTACAAATAAAAAATAGGAAATATTCAATAATGAAAAAAACAGTACTTGTTACCGGTGGCGCAGGATTTATAGCACACATGGTAATTGAAACTATTTTAGATAGGACTGACTGGAATATTATTACAATTGACCGTTTAGACTTTTCAGGTAACTTACATAGACTGCACGAAGTAGTTGCAGAACGACCAGAACATAAATCTAGAGTTAAATTTGTGTTCCACGATATGAAGTCGGAATTTAATGAACAAATATCAAATGCTATTGGCAATGTTAACTACATCTTGCACATCGGAGCTGCATCACATGTAGACCGGTCAATTGAAAATCCAATGGCATTTGTCTTAGACAATGTTGTGGGCACTTGCAATGTTCTAAACTTTGCAAGAACTTGTACTAATTTAGAAAGATTTATCTACTTTAGTACAGATGAAGTGTTTGGGCCTGCACCTGATGGAGTAGAGTATGACGAACGTGCTAGATATAATTCAACCAATCCGTATTCTGCTAGTAAAGCAGGAGGTGAAGAACTGGCTGTTTCTTATCATAACACATACAAACTACCTGTTTACATTTGCCATACTGTAAATGTGTATGGGCATAGACAACATCCTGAAAAATATATTCCTAAGTGTATTAAACATATTCTTAATGACACTGAAATACTAGTACATGCAGATCCAGTAACCGACAAGCCTGGATCTCGACACTATGTACATGTTAAGGATGTAGCAGATGCATTATTATTCATTCTAGACTTGCCTCAAGACGTTTTTGAAAATGACTACGGCGGCGCCAAGTGTCCTAAATTTAACATTATTGGTTATACTGAGTTAGATAATTTAGAGATTGCACAAGTGATTGCTAAGTGTATGGGTAAGGAACTAAAATATAAACTTGTAGATTTTAATACAGTAAGACCAGGATTAGATTTAAGGTATTCATTAAGTGGCGACTTGTTAAAAAAATTAGGATGGTCACCTCAAATGTCGTTTGAAGAACGTATACAAGAGTTAGTTGATTGGACATTGGAACATAGGCATTGGTTATAATGGAAAAAAATAATATTTTAAATAGTGTTTCAGATTTTATCAAAGATAAAAATAGTAAAAAGACTTGGGTAGCTGGTAAAGACTTTGTAAACTATGCTGGTCCTTACTTTGACGAAAATGAAATTGTATCAGCAGTATCTACTTTGTTAGACGGCTGGTTAGTAATGGGCTCAAAGTCTGTAGAGTTTGAGAAGAAATTCCCCAAGTACTTTGGCAAAAACTTTGGCATATTGACTAACTCTGGGTCTAGCAGTAATTTGTTAATGATGGCATCGCTTACTAGTAAGCGTGGTTATAATTTGCCCAAGGGAACAAAGGTATTAATGCCCATTGCAGGTTTCCCCACAACACTCAACCCTACGCTACAAGTTGGATTTGAACCCGTGTTTGTTGATATTGAGTTAGACACACTTAATTTAGATCTAACCCATGCAGAAGAATTAATTAAAGAACACAATATTCGTGTGATTACCTTTGCACACGTTTTAGGCAACCCGCCTAACATGGATCGAGTGATGGAGTTAGTTAACAAGTATGACATGATTCTATTAGAAGATTGTTGCGATGCACTTGGATCTACTTATGACGGTAAACCACTAGGAACATTTGGAGAAATGGCTAGTTGCAGTTTCTATCCAGCACACCACATGACCATGGGCGAAGGTGGTTTTGTTTCTTGCAATACCTACGAACAGGAAGTCTTGTTACGTTCATTCCGCGAATGGGGTCGTGGTTGCTATTGTGTAGGGCCAGAGGCAAACAAACTAAAGTGCGGCTCGTGCGGCAAACGTTTTAATGAATGGATACCTACAATGCCAGGTGAAATATTTGATCACAAATATGTCTATGATGAAATTGGTTACAACTTAAAACCAATTGAATTACAAGGTGCAATGGGTCTTGAACAAATTAAAAAGTTAGATGAGATACATGCATTACGTAAAAGAAATTATAAATTACTTTTTGATATCTATTCTAAGTACGAGGATTTCTTCCACTTGCCTAGGGCACAGGCTAAGGCAGATCCAAGTTGGTTTGCATTTCCATTAACTATTCGTGAAGATGCACCATTCAAACGTAGTGATATTGTCGACTATCTAGAAGAGAATCTAATTCAAACTCGTCCTTACTTTGCAGGCAACATTATGTTACAGCCGGCATATTCGCATATTATGGACCCACAGCAAGCTAAGGACAACTTTCCTGTTGCTACTTTTACAATGACTAATACGTACTTTCATGGAACTAGTCCTGTAATTACACCCGAGCAAATTGCTTATATTGGTGAAAAAGTTGACGGCTTTATGAGCCTATATAAATAAAAAAACAGGAGATATTCGTGTATAAACTAGCATTAATAGAAATCGTGGACAAATATACAATTGCATCTTTAAAATTTGACAAGGGTTTAGATTGTAAACCAGAATTAGATTTTTATAGAGAACAATTAACTGATTACGATATGGAACTTATCGCAGATGAGTTAGCGGAATTAAAAGAAATCCACAGCCAGATCTGGGACCGAGAAAACGATTTTAAAAAGTTCACAGTGGAACACAAGTATCCTGTTGAAGAAGTTGCACGCCGTGCAATTGAAATTCGTAATATTAACAACGAACGATATGTTGTTAAGAATAAGATCGCTGAAAAACTCAACGATCCTATTAGAGAAGTAAAAAAATACGGTTAAAGATCTTTTAAACTATCCCACAAGTCGTCGACCGATAACGACAACAGGTGATTTCTATTATATTCTAATGTATCTCTTAAAATAGGAAATACCTGTTCTAATTTTTTCTTACCTTCATCAGTGGTATAAAATTTTATCTGATTAGCTATAAAATCATGTTTTTCAAAACCCTCTGGCATTGAATCGTAAGACTCGTCAAATAGTTCTGGGAAGGATTTAAAACCGTATCGACGTAAAGTAGCAAGATGATGCATGGGTCCTACTACAATAAATGGATGGCAACAAAAAATAAGTTTGTAAATTTTTTCAGTTATATGGGACGGCATGCCATCACCACCGATGTGAGTTTCAGTTACAATTGAAAAATAAGAATTTCCAATCCAAGACGGATTAATTAGCGATCCACCTATAAGAGGGTCGCTTAGATCAAAAGAGTCATCTTCTACTTTCTTTATTTCTATGCCAGGGCTAGATCTGACATAATCGATAAATTTTTGTTGTTCTTCGTTGGTATTAGAATTTTGCCAATTTACACAAAATTCATTAAACACACTGTAGCCTTCGTTATTTCCAAACGGGGAGACCATACCATTCCAAGAATGCATGCCGTAACCTAACAAGTTTTTATATTCCATACGTTTATAAAATACATACCTGTGGTAAACGATTCTATTGTTAAGATATAAAAACAGATAGGATTTATTTTTATAATTATTACAGTAAATTTCCAACCAGTCAATACTATTTGAAGATTCAAGAATTTTAGGAGTTATATATCCGTAAGTATTAAGATCTTTAAATTTTACTAATTTTTTGTTTGGATCTTCTTTGCGCATTTCTGCTTTGTATTTTTCTACTCGTCTTTCAATAGTAGAATCTGCTCCAGCAAATATGATATTATCAAGTCTTGTAATCTTTAATAGACGGCATATATTTTCAACTTGTCTATGTATTACTGAAAAATCCCAAACGTCGTCAATTGGAGAAAAGATTGGTTCAAAACTACATAACAATAATATCTTAAGACGATCCTGATTAATAAGATCTATAATTTGTTTACTCAATAAAAGTAACGGCCAGCTATAACTGTATTCTGCAACAGTTATTACTATAGGATATACGTTGAAATCGTTTTTATAATTATCAATGTCTGATAACGATATGCAATTCATATTATAGTTTTTAGTTTCTAATGAAAATCTACCGTTTTGAAAAGAAAAATTATCTACTATCTGTTGAGTAGATTCAGATTTAATTTTGAGGTTTCTAATAAAGACAGTACCTTCTTGTTGTATAGGAAGCGGACTATCAAGAGCTCCTATGTGCAAATGAATAATACCAGACTCGCTTGGCGCCATTTCAATAGTAACACTAGTCCACTTTGACTTTAACAAGTGTTCGTCAGAATTAAAAGATTGGCCGCCTAAAAATTTCCAACTACCTGAATCTAAAATAGAAATATTACAATTAGGAGCTGTTCCTAATTTTATATCTACTGTAACCTGGTATACTGTATTTTTCAATACTTCGTGTCGTGAATATAAATCCCAGGACTCCGAAGTTAACTTACATAAAATTTCTTTTTCAGTATACGGATCCCATTTGTAATTTTTTAACAAATGTTTGTTAATATCATAAGCCCAGCAAATAAAGTAAGGGCATGTGTTGTAACTCTCATGAAAAACACTTGTTATATTGCCTATTAATTTATTTGAGCTTCCACTCGAATTACTAAAAACAAAATTCACTTTCATTTTTTGTCACCATTTGGATAGAACAAATTTGATATACTTGGTATATAATCGGCAATATTAATTTCTCTGTGGTCGTCTAATACGTGTATTCTTTCTTTAAATATATTAAATAATCCAGGATCGTCTGGAGTTTTTAATTCATTAATCAGTAGGTGTATCTTAGAATCTAATCCTGGAAACTCTTTCAGTATCTGACTATCGGATAGATATTTTGTCAGTTTGTATATTGCTATTGCTTTAAGGTTGTCTGGTAATAAATTAATACGTTGTTCTTCGGGATACATAACTAGGTTAATATTATAAGGCCATTCTTTAAAATACGGATATTCGTTGGCCCGATCCTCTAACCAGTACAATAAATCAACAAGATCCATAATAGTTAAAATACTAACAGTGATATTAGTAAGTATTTTAACATTTGGATACTTCATATATTCTTTAGCTGCAATATAATTTTTACTAATTTGACTCCACTTACTAGGAAATCTCGAATAGTTGTTTACTTTATCATATCCGTCAATACTTGCAATAAGCTCAAATTTCTTATACTTGGGCATCAACTCGAAAAACTTTTTATTTAAATTTGTAAAGTTACTAGAGATGAATACTGTTATATTTTTTGCATAATCTTTTTCAACACAATAATCCAATGTCTTTAAAACAAACGGCATTAATGTAGGCTCGCCTCCTGCAAAACTTAAAATTTCTAAGTTAGGCGCAATCTTTTCAAAGTTTTTCCATACGGCTTCGTTGTCGTCCCATCCTACTTCACTAACATTCTTCCATAATTTATTGTTCTCTGTAATGCCAGGAGTAGTAGACTTTGACATAAATCTACCATCTTTGATTTCGATGCCTTTAAATTTTGTAGATAGTTCTGTTAGTTCTTTAGCAACTTGCGAACTATCGTAACTGTTACACATAACACATTTAATATTACATAGATTACTAGGCTTTAACTCTAATATAACTGGAGTATGCCTAGCCATGTAGTGGCTTTTTATAGTATTATCAACTAGTGTAAGTGCGTTAATATCGTTTTTGTATTCGTTAACAGATCGTTTCCTCATACTGGCATCGCCGTCTCGAATACATAGGTCACAAGATTGCGGAATACGACCTTCTGTGAGATCCTGTCGAAGAGTCTGCATAAATTTACTATTCCATGCAGTATCAAATGTATCACCGTTAGCTATACTAATGACAGGGCCGTCACCCCAACTATGATACATGGGTTGAAATTGGTAACAACAGGGTTTTAAATGTCCAGCTGGATTCGTGCTTAATTCTAAGAAAGGATAAAAACAAAATGTTTTACTTTCAATTATTTCTTTTCTTAATTTGTTAATATCATCCATTTAGACATTATCTCCTAAAAGTAATGCAGACTTTACTTTATTCATTTCAGGAATAGTTGTGAATGTATTTTCGTCTCTTATATGATCTAATTGACGAGTTATTTCAATGAAACTTTTTGCAGCAACTTTATCAAAGGGTGTTGTAAGCTCGTGAAGAATATAAGAGAATCTACTTGAAATATCAGTTTCGTATTTCTTGTTATATTCAGCAACAAAAGTTTCTAATTTCTCGATGATTTTTTTCTTAAAATCGTCTGGCAATATACGCACATGATAATGTTTGGGATCCATTAGCATGTTAATAAAGAAATTGTCATAATTAATGCCAAACTCTTTCTTGGATTTGACAACACCGAAGTTGATTAATTCTGTAACTATTTCGGGCAATCTTGAAACATTCCATGCTCCAATAGTTAGACCTGGACGTACAATGATATTATCCAGTTCCATCATTGCTTTAAGATTTGCCTCTACTTTACTCCATACTGTTCCTGCACGTATTAATTCGGCACGTTCGCCAATTTCATCAATGCTAGGCCATACTTCGATTTTACCGTGATCCCATTGACGCCAGTAGTCCAACACATTTTTGCCGCCATATGTGAGTGTACTGGCATTTGTGTTATATGAAATGCGTACATCAAAACGTTTGTGTTCAACTAGCATGTCTAATATTTGCCAATGTTCTGGCATCATCAAGGGTTCGCCGCCCGCAAAATAAATCTTTTCTACATGATCAACTTGTTCTTTTAAAAAGTCAAAATTAGTCAAGTCGTTGACACTGGCTATATTCCAAACTTTATCCTGTTCGTCAATCCATTTTAATTTCTTAGCATCAGGCACCCATGTTGAACTGTAGCGTGGCCCACAGCTGCGACATTTAAAATTGCAAAGATTACTAAAACGGAAATCCCAATATTTGAGCTCCATATTAGTACAGGTACCGTCAGGTTCTGTAATATGGGGAATCTCTTTTAAAACATCGGGAAAGTCTCTAGCATGATGCACTCGTCCACTTTCGCCTGTTACACGTTCTTGATCAAAACATTTGTTACATATTTCCGGCTCTATACCGTTGATCATGTCTTTGCGAACGGACTTCATGTTATCGCTGTTCCAAATCTCTTCAATTGATTGCGTATTTAAATCGCCAGCAAAATAGTTGTGTGTACTGGTCAAACAGCATGGGATAACTTTTCCACTAGGTTCAAACGCAAGATGCATCCATGGAACAGCACATACCGTTTTTCTAAATTCGCTTATGTCTTTAATTTTAATTGGCATTGTGATCCTGTGCGTATAGTATGTTACTTATGTCGCTGTGCAAGCGATCTTGGAAATTCCTACATCGTTCAATAAAGGTACGATGATTATGTTCGAATATGGGATACATTTCTTTCATAACTTCGTGCAGGTCTTCTCGGTTTATAAAATCCAAACTGGCCTGTATTGCTAGTTCTATTCGACGTTCGTTATCAGATTCAAGATCGTAACTCTCATCAATGTATCCGCTAAATGTTTGGTAGCCCAACTTCCTAAAATGTTGCAAACTATATTGTCCATTTATCATGACAAATGGTTGAAAGTATTTTATAGGTTTATATGTTTTTTCAGTAAAGAAAACATGACTAACATGTGTTTCACTTATGATGTGCAAATAACTTTGATAAAATTTTTCGACGTTTCTGTCTATAATACATGTTTTATGCCAGTCTTCTTGATCAAATTGGATTGGTAGTTTTATTGGTGTCTTGAATTCCAATTCCAAGTTATCCCACTGTGTATTATACGTTGGGTAGTTTTCGATGAATTTTTTCTTACCATACGCTTGCCATTCCGCTCTGAAATAATGAAAACTAAGCAATCCTTGATCTCTATATGGGTATAATCCGGTGACTAATGCAAATCTATGGTCACGGGCTCTCTGATTTAAGCAAATAAATTTATACGGTCTGCGTTCGTCTTTAAAAATAAAATGAGTTCCAGATCGACATTCTTTAATAAAGTTATTTTCAAAGCTGGCAGGCTCCCACGAGTTACAAAATACAGATTTATATTTTAAAGATCCAATTACATTACCAGTAAGAAAAACAATTTTATCATCTGATAAATTGTAGGAGTGTTGAATATCAAATATATCCTGTTCGTAATGCTGCCAGTTAGCAGCCTCGTGATAATGGTATATCAATATTAGACAATTGCCTTGATATATAGAATTTAAAATTAAATCCGGTATTACTACGTAGGGTATACTATGAGAGTCCTTGGGCAAGAAAATTGGATAGAAAAATTTAGTGGCCGGAATTTCACTTACTACAATAAAAAACGGTATGTCTAAAACATTCGAATAGTTACCATTTCGATTAGAGTGATCTATGTATAATGTTATTGGCGTTAAGTCCATAGGCTATCTCTAGCCTTGATAAGACGAATCATCATGGCTTCGTCTTCTGCTTCGTAGGCTGCTTCAATTTCTTGTAGCAATGCATGAGACTTATCGCTCATGGCTTCAAGTTCGGGACTTCTATCACCGCTAAAACTTAACTTGCCGCCATTGGCAATACGACTTGCTTCACAGTAGTCTGTCCATCCACTGGCATCATGTGGGTCAGGACGAGCACGATAGGTCACAGTCCACCATGTGTAAAGTTCTTTGATTTCTCGGGCACGTTCTGCTTGACCAGTAGGTTTGCCGTGATCGGGATCAGTTTCTTCTATACCCCAGTCTGATCCCATGGTTAAAGTCATTGCCCAGTCGAGGTGATCAATGCCCGCTTGAGCACAACGCCAAGTGCGCCAACGCCACCAACCACTGGCCCAGAATGGTGGATTGTATTTGGCACGGTCTTCAGCACTACCCCAAGCAATATGACTCCATGCTGATTCTATCTCAACAAAATCCACCAACTCATTGAATAAGCAAGGCAAAAAGCGGTTCCCCACATCCCGCCATTGACCCGGCTTAATATCCCGGGGATGAGCGGTAAGACTATTAGTGCGAGTAACCCAACGGTTGTTAATGTAGTACTTGAT